GCTCCGACAGAGAACCAGTTGCGAGATGTATTGTGGTCCTCGATCAAGTAGTTCCACAACAGGTTGCCTGAGCCACTCCGCAAGAAGTTTGAGGTAACGACAGACCGTGTTTTCCAGGTTGAAAACCCATTGACATGGTTTGCCGTGGCACGTACTGCCAGGAGGGAAAAACCAGAAGCCCTCCAAGGGTTCCATGGCCAAAACCTTATGTTCGTTGCCGATGAGGCATCCGGTATTCCGGAGGAGATCTTCACCGTAGTCCGTGCTGCCCTGACTGATTCCAGGAACAAGGTGCTCATGACGAGCAACCCGACCAGGACGGTCGGGTTCTTCTACGACTCCCACACCTCAGGTAAGGGTCCATGGGTTTCCCTGGTCTTCAATGCCGAGGAATCACCCTTGGTGTCGGAGCAGAGCATCAAGGAGTACGCCAAGGACTACGGCAAGAACAGTGACGTGTACCGTGTCCGTGTTCTTGGTGAGTTCCCCCGGCAGGATGACCAGGCATTGATCCCCCGGGAATGGATCGATGCTGCCCTGGAACGGGAGATAGCCTACTTCAGGCAGCTTTCCGGCAGGAAATACGATGCGGCAGGCGTGGATGTAGCCAGGTACGGAGAGAACCAGACGATATTCATCCTGGTCAAGGGGTGCAATGTTCTCGCGGTCTTCGACTTCGAGAAGCAGGGCACTATGAAGACTGTTGGGAAGATCGTGGGGCTCTGCAAGAAGCTGGATGCAGAAGACATCAAGGTTGATGTAATCGGTGTTGGAGGTGGCGTTGTTGACCGGCTCTGGGAACTGGGGCACAACGTGACCGCAATTGATGTGAGCAAGCCTGCGCTAGAGACAGATCTCTTTGCCAACAAGAGGGCCGAATACTGGTGGCACTTACGGACCATGTTCGAGGATGGCACCATTAGCCTGAGACCACTGAAGGCGACAATCGAGGCCCATGTTCTCAAGAGATTAGTCAACCAACTTCTTTCTATACGATACGAAATCGGCTCATCCGGCAAGATTCAGATCTGGTCCAAGGAGAAGATGAGGAAGGAAAACATCCCCTCTCCGGACATTGCCGATGCGCTGATGTTGGCGTTTGCCGATTACACCCCGTACCTGAAGGAACCACCCCCCAAGACTTGGACCCAGAAGTGGATCGAGAAGACAGAACAGTTGCCAGGTGAGCTGTACGACGATGGGTACGAGCAGTGGGCTCGAGATTACTTCAAGAAGGACGGCTACTTCGATCAAGAACAAACGGAAGAGGAGGTCTACGGATGGTAGCGGAACTGTTAGTTGGGATGGGCTATGCCATTGGTGCCCTTACTGCGCTTATCGGTGTCTACCTTGGCCACGCTATCAGCAGGTGGTCTCGGAATCAGCCTGCGGTTGTGAAAGATGAGACCCCGGAAGAGGTTGTTGTGGATGAGGAGACCCCGGATGAAAGCTACTTTGAGAGGGCACGGACCATGGCCCCCGATGAGGCAGAGCTGGAGGGGGAGATTGCAGGCAAAGACCAGTTCCCGGACGACGAGATCCTTGAGCAGCTCGAGAAGCTGAACAGGCATGTGAGGTAACCATGGAGATCATAGTCAGGTGCCAGAAGTGCAAGGAGCTAGTGGCAAAAACCAACGTCGATGACCTTACCGTACCCGTCCGTGGCCGGATGTTCAGCCCCCGTTTTGGCTGCGAGTCCTGGCCGATGCCAGGTCCAGATGACATACCCCGCGATCTCATTTGCCCCCATGCTGTGGAGGGGGACCAACATCTTTTCGTAAACCTGGTGGACAACCAGATAGACGGGGAAGTCGTCATTCTCGGGGAAGATTTTGTCGAGTACCACATCAAGCGGGACCCGGAATCCCTATGCCCATGCGGTTGTGGTAGGCCGAAGAAGGAGAAGTACGCTGACGGTGTCCGGTGCTACCGGAAACACATGGCGCAACTCAAGCAAGTAGAGTCGGAGAACAGAGATGATTAACGAATCCACCGAGAATGCCAGGGCACTCAAGCCAAAGGAGAATCTCCAGCCCGAAGAGCGCAGGCTCTCCACATGTATTGTTGCCCCCGAGGGGGATGACATGGTGGGCTTCGATTGTTTCCGGATCTTGATGTCTGTGGTGCGAGAAAAGGAGCGGAAGCGATTACCCGAAAAGTGGTATCGCAACTACGAGCTTTACAGGGCGAAGCACTGGAGATCCCAGGGTGCGATTCCCCTGTCTTCTGTCAATCTCATTTGGAACCACGTCGAGCGAACCTGCAACCTTTTGACCGACAACAATCCGAACTTCGACATTCAGGCAGAGGAGCAGGATGTTGCCGACAAGATTAACAGGTTGGCCCAATACTGGTGGAATGAGACTGAGCAGCAGGACGTTCTTACCGACAGCATCAAGATGGCTGAGGTCTCGGGCTGTGTGGTTGAGAAGGCGATCTTCAACTCCATGCTGCAGGGTGGCATAGGTGATGTTGAGATCGTCAGCATCGACCCATACAACTTCGGGTTCTGGCCACTGAATGAAAAGAACCAGGCCAAGTGGCAGGCTGTTGTCCACTACTACACGATGCCAATCTCCGAGGCGAGGCGCAAGTGGCCCGTGGTGTCAGAGCACATCAAGCCGGACGCCGAGTGGCGGGAGAGGCTTGGCCAGCGGCGGCGAGAAGTTTTCGGTGGGTCTTCAAGGCCCATGCCCGGGACGGCATTTGTCGGTGATCGTGCGGTTGACCATGCGTCCCTGTATGGTAACTCACCCCTTCTATCCAAGGTCCTGGGGGACGGTGACGAGGTCTTGATCGTAGAAACGTGGGTGAAGGATTACACCCTGGAAGATCAGATGATCGAGCCCGAGCAGGTTACCATTGATGCAACTACCCAGGAGATGCTGATCATCCCCGAGGTTCGTGAGAAGAGGGCAAAGTATCCCGGATACATCAGGTGTATTACCACCTGTAACGGTGGTGAGATCATCTTGTCCGATAGGCCGAATCCCTCGATCAACCCCTTGCTCCCGAGGGACCTGGCCGCGATGACGTACCTCTACGACAAGTTCCCGTTCACACTTACTTCAAGTACACGGGACCCTGTATCTCCCTGGGGGTTCTCCAGTATCGAGCAGCTCGAGCAGCTCAACTTTGAGATCGACAAATGTTTAAGTCAGTTGAACTTACTCAAGGATAAGGCTGTCCGGAGCCCGATCATCAATCCCAAGAACTGCCAGGTGCCAAACAGTGCTTTCACCAATGCCCCGGCCAAGGTGGTTCAGCCCAAAGATCATATATCTGCGGCGGGGATCAGGCACCTCGAGCCACCCCCGAGAAACGGTGACATTGAAACCATCATGCAGATCTACCGGGAGTTGTTCGACCGGATCTCTGGCATGTTCGACATGACAGACCCCAACTTGGCCAAGGGTCGTATGGCTTTCAAGACAATGGCCAGCATCCTCGAGTCCATGCACACCATGGTCCGTGGCAAGATCCGTAGCTATGGCAGGATGATCAGGGAGAGGGGCCGGATGTTCCTGTCCCATGTCATGAACTGGTACAGCGAGGAAAGGCTCATCTTTACCCGGAACAAGGGGACCATCATCCCCGACACAGTCTACGGCAGGGATCTGATCATTCCGGTTCATTTTCAGGTGATCTCCGGATCTACGATGCCGCATTCTAGGATGCAGCAACGAGAGGAAGCAATCGAGCTATTCAACTCCAAGGGCATTGACAACCGGGAGTTATTGGACCGGCTCGAATGGCCGAATAGGGCCGAGGTCATCAAGAGAATGGAGATGGGTATTGCCGGTCCCCTCCTTGAGAGGATGCAAGCTCTGGGGGCTGCACCGGAAGTAATCCAGATGGTGCAACGTATCGCTGAGATGGATGACTCCGAGTACAACGCAGCAGTGAACCAGATCAAGAAGGCCCAGGCAGATTACGCCAAGCAGCAGGGGCAACCCCCAGAGACACCAAAGGGGCCGATGAGTTTAGCCGATGCTGCGGCTTTCCCACAAGGAGGAGCACCAAATGCCGCTGTACGACCTCAGATGTAATAGTTGTGGTCATGAGTTCGAGGCATTCACTACTATCAGCCTGCGGAACAGCGTACCGTGCAGGAAGTGCGGTGCCATGTGTACTGCGTTGATGTGTCCCGTCTACTGCAGGCGCAATGATGCAGAGTGGGTGAGGGACCTTAACGGAATTGTTAATGATCATGAGATGGCAATGACTGGTCGGATGAGGAAGGTGGAGACCAGGGACGACTATGTGGACTACGTAAACCACCTGTACTCAGATCCGCACCCGAGGGTTCAGAAACTCAGGGAAGAGTACCTGGACCGAGCAGGAGTGAAGGCATGCCCCGTCCAAATTCAGGAGAAAAGCGAAGCGATTACATCAAACGCTGTATAGAACAAGTGAGGCAAGAGGAACCTGGCAAGCCCACCAAGGAAGTAGTGGGCAAGTGCTACGGC